CATATGATGAACCACTATTGCCATCACTATCTGTATCACTTGCTCTCCAATGTATAGTTGTTACTACATCATCTTTGCCATCAAGTTTTATTTGTCTATCCATATTAGATATTGTCCACATTGCCATTTTATGCTCCTTTTAAATATATTACCTAACTAAATATTCATGCACTGTATCAGATATTTCTCGCATTTTAATCCATCTGTCACCAATAGTTTGTCCAACATTAACTTTTAGTTTACCAACCAAACCTATAGGACTAAATTCTTTTCTTTTTTCTCTTGGAATATAAGTTTGAGATGGGTCAAAATCAGTATTTAATTTTCTTCGCATCAATGGTGTTTTCCCATCATCTTCAGTTGATGTAACAATAGCATCACTTGGTACAGTTTCGTCACTTGGTATTTGGTCTGTTTGAAAATTTTTAAGAGTCTTCTCACCATTTTCATCTTTTTCTGTCCATTCTGTTTGAGTGTATTCTTCAAATACATATCTTCCATAAACATCTTTCTCAAATTTTTCAGACCATCTTTCACTATGTGCATCACCAAGAACTATTGGTCTTGCAGAAACAACACCTATAATTGAACTTCGTGCATCATCACTATTAGATAATCTTATCTGATTTCCCTCTAAAACCACTGTTTTTCCAACTCTATCTTCGTTTGATGTGTTACCATCAGACCATTCAAACATTTCAGCATAGTCACCACCACTTGAACTGTAAGAACCATCAGCATGAGTTGTGCCATCACTATCAATTCTGAACTCTCTATCTGCGGCATTACTAGAAAAACATGACAAAAATACCCAGTTGCCACCAGATGAAGCTCTGGTTGCTATAATATTCACTATATCAGCGGATAAACTAGCATTTGTAGAATCAATAACAAGATTTACATTATTTACTGATGAAACAAACTCGTGAAATGTATTTGTTGCTCCTCTATAACTTCCAGTGTTTCCGTGTTTAACAAAACCATTAGATATGATTCGCATACGTTCCGTTAATGAGCCACCATTTGGTCTTGTAGAAAAAAGTAAATCTGCTGAATCAGCAGCATCTGCTCGTTGTGCTTGTACCCTAGCGTTATTGCTAGTACCATCATAAAAAGCAAGAATACCAAGTATCTGTGTGTTACTGGCAGTACCGTTGTTGCCTATTTGAATAGTTGCATAATCTTGAGAACCAGTGCCTTGTAAAACTAAACTTGTGCGACCATCTCCAAAATCAGTAAGCACTGAGGTTCTGCCTATTAAAACATCACCAGCACTAGATATCCTTGCCTTCTCCACTTCATTTATTCCAAATATCAATGGATTATTACTTGAATCAGATGAAAACATTTTGCTTAAGCCACCAGCAATAAACACATGATCTTTAAAGTAACTTTTTCCTTCGTTTTGAAGTTGGAAGAGTGGTGAGTCTGTGCCAATACCAACCCTATCGTTATTAGCATCTACAAACAACATATTAGCATTGCCATTTGACTCAACACGGAAGTCTACGTCATTAGATGCTTCATTAAATACAATAGTGCCACCAGAAGCAGGTTGTGATGTGAAACTACCATCAGCACCTATTATAACTCTGTCAACTCCTCCACATTTAAAATCTATTTGGTCATCTGTATCTGATGTTATACTTGTATCTGCGTCAGCATCTAATATTATCTCTGTGCCATTTACATCAAGTCCTGATACACTACCTGTAAAAGCTGTAGTTCCTGTTACTGCGAGTGTACCACCCATCGTAACATTACCATCAAACTGTCCACCATCTGCTTTACTTACAGTGTCTGCGGCACTAAAAGCATCAAAAACTATTATCTCAATAATATCATTTACTGTGGCTCCAGTTCCTAATACGATTGCTGTACCACTTGTGGATGTGTAGTCGGCATCACCTAACTTTACACCATTTTGATATACGTCAACAAAGTTGGAGTCTGTGTAACTTAATGTTGCACCCTCTGATCCTGCACCACTGAAACTGGTTTGTCCAGCCGTGGCAGTGTAAGTGTGCTTTCTTCTAACTCCAAATTGTGGACTGACTCCTATGTACGGCATGTTTACTCCGTTGGTTTTGTTGGAAATGTTACATTACTTAACGTAACCCCATCCCAACTTACATTTTTATTGTTAGCTGGTAAATCCCTTAAATCTTGTCTGTATTTTTTCCAAGAATCACTGATTGTAAAGTCTGAATTAGCCATCCAATCTGTTTCTTTTAACAAGTTATCTCTTTGTCTGCGTAGCTCTGTCATTGCTACTATACCACCATCTGCCAATGCTGTTTGTATCTGCGACCATGTAACACCAAACTTAGATGGATCACTGGATTCTATCGCTGAATCCATAGAGTCTTGTCCTATAACTTTAGTAAACATTGTGTTAAACTCCTTTTCATTTTTAGGCGTTCCACGCATAATCCATTCATCAATATTTAATAAATTCAAAGCATTTTCGATAAGATTAATCATGTCGCAATCTCCATCAAAGTCAGTAGCATGTTACTGTTACTTTGACCTATTGTTACTGTTCCAGAGTATCTTCTTGCTTCCATTTTATAAGTTATCTGACTTGTTGTTGATGGACTGTCTAAATAAAAAGTCGTGTTAGTTCCCCTATAATCAAACCAACTACCATTATCGTACATATAATCGTGATAATTAACTGCGGTATTATATACTCTTGTCTCTGTTCCACCTATGTCTCTCTTAATACCCCATCCAACACCACTATCGCTATTGGTGCTATGAAGTCTAAACTGTGGTGTATATAAAATAAAAATTACATTATTTGTAGATCTTGGTGTTATATTACCATTTAATCCAATTTCAGTAAAACCAGTTCCTGATAAAGTTGTGGATGAATGACTAAGCGATGCGTAGACAACTTGTATCACACTCCCTGCCGACATATTGGCATCTGCTAATTGATTGGTAATCGTTGCTGATGTAATTGTAGCAGAAGCTAATGTTCCTACTCCATCACCTATTACTTTTGTTAATGCCATTAGTTACTCCTAGCTACACAGACTCTTTAGAAGAGTCTGCTAAATTTTTTGCAGTATCAACAACTTTTAAAGTATATGCTTGTGTTACCTGTGCATCAGCACCAGTTGCTATTGCAATACCTTTTTCATTACAATGTGCAACTAATTTTGCAATAATTTCTTCTTGAGCTACCCTAGCTCTATTGTGTATTGCATTATCACACCAATCTTGTACTGAATAAGCTGCATACTCTAAGCATTTAACTTGAGTGTCTGATACTGTTACTTTTATTTCTGCCATTTTACTTTCCTAATTGTTATAATTTTTTTATCCTATTAAAAACCCATAAAAATAATTTCTTGGAGTTGATGCTAATGTTGTAAATGTGCCAGATCCGTTATAATATAAAGGTACTGCAAAATCATTTACAGCCATATTATATATAAAATGACATTGTATTTGGTCATATTGTTGTGATGCAGATGCGTTACTACCAACGTATGCAGACCCAGAAACATCACCATTTTTACCGATATAAATAAGTTGATTAGCACCAGAGTATGATTGATTCCGAGAAATAGACAAACCAAACATATATTTTCCAGCTACTGGACAAGTAAACCTACCAGTGGTGTTATTGTAGTTACTGCCATTATCAAAACTTTGTCCGCTGTTTCCAAAGGAATGAAAGTAACCATGATTTCCAGAAGTATCGGTCATAGTTGGGCTGCCATAAGTTAAAAAAGAGGGTAAGTTAGGTTTAGTTAGATAACCACTTTGATGAGCTATAAATGAAGTGGCGATAGCTGTACCATCATCATTTCTTGATTTTACATTTAAATCACCAGTTGAGGATTGAACATTTAACAGCCATGATTTGTTGGTTAGATCCTCCCTGCGTAAAAATATATCAGCTTCACTGGAGCCTTGAACATGCAATGCTGTTAAGGGTGATGCACTTCCCACGCCTACCCGATTATTTGTACTGTCAACTTTTAAAGTATCTGTATCTACTGTTAAGTCTGCTGTTAAAGTAGTAGCACCTGTAACATTAAGTGTTGAACTAAACGTACCATCTGTTGCCTGTAATGATGATGTAGATGGATGGTCAACTGTACCCACTGTTCTAAACAAGTAGTAAACAAATATATTGTTACCAGAGTTGTTTGATGGTGCAGCAGTAAAAGTAAGTGTAGTTCCGTTGCTAACTGCGTATGCTACAGATGGTTCTTGTATAACACCATCTACAGATACAAGTATGTCCTCATCAGAACCTACTGCATGGTCTAGTGTAAATGCAGTTGTAGAACCATTACCAGAAAACTGTGTGGCTGCCTTACTGGCTACAAATCTATTACCTGCTTGATTACCTAAATACGGCATTATGTGATCTCCATATAACTCATGGTCACCGATAGCTTATCTGCAACAGAACAATCTATTTTTACTATATCTCCCACATTTAAAACTATCTTGTTACCAGCCATAATCTCAACTGAAGAACCAACTGGCACTGGTATATCTTTTACAATATGTGCTGTGGTATTTTGTGTCTGTGATGTTTGCGTTGTTGTACTTACAAGTTGAACTGTTCCTGTAACTTGTGCTGTATGTACATTAGCCAGTGTTAATCCTAATACAATTATTGTACTTCCAGACTGAACTGTGTAAAGAGTTTCTGGCGTTC